CATACCTAATCCGTGCAAATATGCATACAAATCAATGCCTTACACGTATTACCCGTGCCAATCGCGCCAACACACACGTTACGCATCCCCCTGCAAGGGCCACCCACCCTCTACCCGTTACGTATATACGTATAAATACACAGAAGTGATTTTTGAAACGCCTTTTTATTGTTATACACAAAGACAACCAATGCAAGAAATGTTACAAAGTATTACAACTAGTATAGCTATAAGTATCAAGATTTGTTACAATCTGTAATATAACTAAATTAGGGGCTTGACACAGCAGGAACTATAAGTATAACTACGTAGTAGTGGTAGTGGTAAGTAATACTTTAAAGTTAAATACTAAAAAAAGTATGTTACATAAAAAGTTATACTTACCATTGACGTAACTTTTACGTTATGTTATTATTAATTATTCTCCCTTATTCCGTAATAATTATAATAAAGGCTTGACTTCTATGTCAAAGCAAGTAAAACTATGTACTACTACTAATAACACTGACGATGTGTTAGGTAACTTTTATAGAGCTTTAGCTTCTAATAACTCTAATGCGTTAAAGAATATACATATACCTAGGTCAGATGTATTCTACGTAAGACAAGCAATATATAATGACACAGGAACTTTGTATTCTTTAGATCACGTAGAAAGAGCTATGTATCTTGAAGGTTACTTAGATAAAAAAGATGTATTAGACCCAGATAGGAAAAGACCTTATGCGGATTAGCACTTCTGTATTACTATTTTTATGTATTATACCTCTTAGCGGATGCTTAGGTACAGGCTTTATAGTAAGTAAAGTTTTTGGTGGCGGTAAAACTACGGGTACTGAAGTTAAAGCTGATGTGCAAGTAGGTAAGACTAACACGAAAGCCCTTGTATCTAACTCAGAGTCAACCGAAACTAAAGCTGGCGATAACGCTACTATAACGAACACTAAAGTTGAAAGCCAACTAGCACCCCAAGGTAACGTAGATAGCATAAACGTTATGAACCAAGACATACCTTTGTGGATGATCTTGTTACTTGTACTAGGTTGGGTATTACCTTCTCCTATAGAAATATGGAGGGGCTTCCTTAAAACGATAACGTTAGGACGATACCGTGGGTAAAACAAAAGCTATACCAAAGACCACTACAGGTAAGAACGCTAACTACCGTAAGACGAGTAAGGGTGCAGGTATGACTAAAAAGGGTGTCAAAGCGTATCGCGCTAAAAACCCTGGCTCTAAGTTAAAGACTGCCGTTACAGGAAAAGTAAAACCAGGAAGTAAAGCAGCTAAACGTAGAAAGTCTTACTGCGCTAGATCTTTAGGTCAACTAAAAAGAAGTTCAGCTAAGACTAGGAATGATCCTAACTCTAGAATAAGACAAGCTAGAAGACGATGGAAGTGTTAACACACACACATAAGGAAGTATAATGAGTATATTCACAGATAATAAAACTGCACTAGAAGCACACGGGTTTGTAGTACAAGACGACAACACAGTGTTAGGACCTAATGGTCAACCTGCTGCAGGTATGGATGCATACGGACAAGTATGGTTCAAAGAGGAAAACATTGAAGCTATATGTAGTGGCACAATGACAGAAGAGCCTAAAGAAGAAGTAGTAGAGATGGTACGCGCTAGAAACGATAAAGGTCACTACATTAAAGATGACCCTAGTACACCTGAGAATGAAGCTTGGACTACTAAGATAATTAAAAAAGTATTACCTAGTAAAAAAAGTAAAAAGAAAAAATAGTGTCACCTAAGAAGTTACAAGTAGATAGTAAGTACGCTATGGCTGACACTGATGGTGATGGCATTATTACTGATGAAGAAATGGATCGCCACGAGCGTTGGATACGTTTAGAGAACGAAGATAAGCTAATGGATACGCAACGCATAATGGCGTGGTTAGCTATGTCTGTAACTATAGTAGCGGTACTAATTATATTTACACCTATAGTTAACGCAGAAAAAGTAGAAGCAGCGTCTAGCTTCTTAAATACATTTATTGTAGCTCAATTAGGTGTCGTAGTAGGCTTTATGGGTGCTACAGCTTTGAGTAAAACTAAGACTAAGTAAAAGGAATACATACAATGAGTAGAGAAGCACAAGAAGCTAAACTTCAGAAACAGTTAGAGAAGCTACGAAAGCAAGCTAAAAGTAAACCATCTAAAACTAAAAAACCTATGAAGATGGACAGGGAGTCCGTAGAGAAACGTAGGCAAGAAAAACTAGAAGAAAGACGTTTAAAGCTTAAAGCTGAAAAACAAATGAAAAGCATAAAAGCAGAAATAAAAAAGTTAAATGAGCCTAAAGGTCTATACTCTAAAGATAAACTAGAAAAACTTCAGATGTTCGGTAAAAAGAAAAAAACTAAACCTAAAGTAACTGAAATGGGTTTAATTAATGATAAAATGGTTCCAATAGAAGAGTACAACATCATAATGGATACTCGAAGAGCATTAGGTAAAAACAAGGGTGGCATGATGCAAAAGAAAAATAAGAAGACAATGGGCTACTTAAAAGGTGGACAAGTAAAGTTAGATAAAAACAAAGACGGTAAGATATCTGGTGCTGACTTTAAAATGATGAACCGTGGTGGTATGTCTAAAAAAGGTATTTCTGACTATCGTGGTGGCGGTATGTTTTATAGTTATAAAAAACCGAAGTAATGTATCTCGCAATTATACTTTATTGTAGTGTAGTTACAGACGTAAACTCTTGTGATGTTTTAATTAGACAACATCATTTGTTTGAAACGGAACAAGAATGCACGGAACAAGTTGTTAATGTAGGAAAAGGCTTGATCGCTACAGGACACTACGTTAAAGGCAGTTGTTTTGAGTTTAACCCTTTCGGTGAATCTATTTAAAGCATAACGGGGTTGCAATAATAACATTTTTATGATATAACTAAATATGGTATAACTTCCTTAATCATTTAAGAAAAAAGGAGTTATACAAAATGATTATAAAACGATTTTTAAGAGCATTAAAAACTTATTCAGATAATAGAACTGCCTACTGGCAGCTAATGAATATGACAGACAGACAACTAAATGACTTAGGTATCTGTAGAGGCGATATTAAAAGATTAACAATAGGAGGATAACAACTATGGATTGGATTAAAGGAAGATTAAAAGAACCTTCAAGCTACCTAGCAGTTGCTGTAGGTGGCGTAGGTCTAGGTATAATATTTGGTAGCCCGTTATTTACGTGGGCAGGTATTATTTGTGGTATCTTTGGTTTAGTACTAAAGGAAAAAGGTGGAGCAGAGTAACATGAGTTATATTAAAAGACTAATACGATCTTTGTTAAATATGCCTTGTGATTGCTGCGATAAATGTCAGTGTGGAGGCTAACATGAAAGGTGTAAAACATTATTTCCGTGATGGAACAGAACACAAAGGTGGTACACACAAAATGCCTAATGGCGATCTTCATTCAGGTAAAACACACGGTAAGACTAGTAAACGTCTGTATCACTTTAGTGAACTGTCTAAGACGGCTCAATCTAAAGCTAGACCTAAAAAGAAAAAGAAATAACAATTATGGCAGCTAAAAAGAAAAAATCAGGTTCACCTACCCCTAAAAATACAAAACTATATAATGCAGTGAAAGCAGAAGCTAAAAGCAAGTTTAAAGTTTACCCTTCTGCTTACGCTAACGCTTGGTTAGTTAGAACGTATAAAAAACGTGGTGGTGGATACGCGTAATGGCGCCTAGAAAAGCTAAATCAAAAAGTAAATCGTATAAAGGTGGTTTACGTAAATGGTTTAAGGAGGATTGGCGTGACGTAAAGACAGGTAAACCCTGTGGGCGTAGCGGTAAAAAGGATAAAGGTAGACCTTATCCTGCCTGTAGACCTGCAAAGGTAGCTTCAAGGATAACTAAAAAAGAAGCTTCTAAGAAAAAAGGACCAGGAAGAGTAAAATGGTCAGTTACAGCTTCAGGTAAAAGAAGAAAAAGGGCAACAGCGTAGTTATGGCTAGACAGTTAACAGAAAATCAACAGAACTTTTTAGAAGTATTATTTGATCAAGCAGCAGGAGATGTAGTCCTCGCTAAAAAGCTATCAGGCTATAGTGACAATACACCTACTCGTATTATAGTGGAGTCACTAAAAGAAGAAATAATGGACGCTACACGTACTTATTTCGCTAGAACTGCACCAAAAGCAGCGTTTGCTTTAGGTAACGTTATGAATGACCCTACT